GGTGACATCACCATAAAGACCGTAAAAATGTGCTACGCCGTAATCGATTGCCATAGTCGTATGAGTTTAGCCAAGTGTCAAGGGGCGGTCGGCATGACTCCCCAGACCGTGTATTCGATGACGTTGCCGTACCGACGTTGGCTCATGCCTTCCTCGTCATTGGCAATCCAAAGGTCGTAGAGCTGCCCGTCCGTAGTAGGGTTCCAGAGTGCCTGGAGTGACAGCACGTCGCGCATGGCCCCGATCACCTCGACGACCCTAGCCCGGTGGGATTCAAGGGTCTCGTCGTCGGCGGACGAGTAGATGTACAGTTTAAGGGTCGCCGTGTAGTTGCCAAGGGTCTGCGAGCCAAGGTCGGGGACAGACTGGCTGGACTCGGCATGGGCGATGATGATTGGGATGACCCGAATCTCGTCGGTCACGCCCTTGTTAACGGTGACGCCTGGGAACAACGGCGCGAGGTAAGCAGCCACCTTGTTCTCAAGGACGGTGCGGAAACTGAAGAATGTAGGGGTGGGCATTAGGGTGTATTGGTAAGGGATAGGTCGAAGCCGCCTTGGAGCCGGCGGATGACGTCGACAAGTTTGCCGTGGTTGCGCGGTGCCTGAAGGTGCTTGAGCATGGCCACACGCATGGCGAAGGCTCGGTGATTCATGGCCATACGCATGAAGTGATAACCTTGGCTGTAGTTACGGCCTACGGTGGAGCCGAGTTTGATCACAGGGTCGGGGCCAGTCAACTTAGGGGCATAGACCATCGTGCCTGCCCCCTGATTGGCAATCCAGGCGGAGGTGGGCATTTTGCCGAGCTGCTGGCCGGCGTAGTACCAGCCTGACTTTAGTTTGCCGACGCGCTGCTGGACTCGCTTGATGTACTGTTCGACGGGACTCCAGTTGTCGACGTAGACCTTCTCGGTCTTGCTGGTCTCGTAGACTTTGTAGGACGGCTTGCCGCGCCGCTGTTCGTGGATGGCCTTGATGGAGCCTTGGGTCGTACCCATGAGGAAGCGGGTGCGCGGGGAACCCTGCCTAGCCTCAATCCGCTTAAAGTAGTCAAACTCTCCTTGACCAAGAATGCCCCGTTCGGCAATCATCTTGAAAATGTATTCGGGCTGGTGGGGGGCTGGCAGTTTCAGTTTGGCACTCGCCCAGGCACTCAGGACTCCTATGTTGCCGGCAGCGGCCACCCCTGCGGCAGGGGCTTGGGCGATGGGGGCGAAAATCTTGCGGACATCCCGGCTGACAGCGGCTCGCCCTTTATTGCGAGCTTTGCTTCCAAAGCCTCCGTCGCCACCCTTGCTGATTGTCGGAACCGATCCCGAAAACGGAGGGGTAAAGTCGCACATATCTTTGGCGAATAGCCGCGCCTGCTGCTTCACGACGTCCGTAATGCTCTTACGCATTACCATCATGTACAACGCAAGGTGCTTGGCGAACTCCGTATAGTCCACCTTGACGCCCTTTCGGACTGTGACCACTAAGGCCATTACTGAACCTTCGTCTGGACTTTGACGATGACCCAGGCGGAGGGCAGGCGGTCGGTAACCGTCATAATGCGGAACTCCTGACCCCCGTAGGCCACCACATTCCCGAAGGCAATCAGCCCCGGGTTGGCGGCAGCGTCGACGCGCAGGAACTTCATGTCGAACGAGGTCTGGTTCATAAAACCGCCCGTCTCCAAGTCCTGCATGACCGCCGGCTGCGACATCAGGGCGTTTAAGGCTACTGGCGTCCCCGCTGGGACATTTTTAACGGTCACAGCCTTAGGTATCTCGGAAAGGATTTCCGAGGCGTCTAAAGCCCATTCGTCCGTGATTCCCGACATGGGTTTAGCCCATTGTCAAAATAAGAAACCCTCCCCCCGTGGCGCGGGGAGAGGGCTTCGCATTGTCGCTTTGGGGGATTTTAAACTCCCCCTAAAGGTTACGAGGTGAACTTGACGCGCTGGAGAGCAGCCGGGTTACCGACAGCCGAACCGACGAGCCAGAGGGCAGACATATTGTGCTGACCGGCCTGCCAGTTGTACCAGTAGCGGAGAGCGAAGGAGAACTTGCTGTCCGGGTCTTGGACGACCATCTGTTCGCCACCGCCCGTGGTGGGGGTAGCAGGAACACGGGTCACGATGACGAGACCTTCCTTGCAGGAAGCGACGCCGTTAAGACCTTCGTTGAAGGCGGTGCCAGAGGTCGGGAAACCGTTGTACTCGGAAACGCTGAAACCGTGGAGGTTCTTGCTGATCGAGTTGTTCTGGATCACGTCGCTGTTACCGTAGGAGAACGTCTGAGCAACGGAGGCATCCTGAACGAGCTGGCCCATAGCGTCAGGGCTAAGGAGCAACTTACGACCGATGTGAGGCAGGTTAGCCTTGGTCAGGTTCTTCGCAGCGTTGGCCACGGCGATACGGTTGAAGCCGGAGGTGGCACCCGAGTAAGCTTCGCTGGCGAAGTTAGCGGCGGTCACCTTGGAGAGAACTTCGTCGAAGAGGGACTTCTGGACGGCGTTGGCAATCGGGGCGAAGAAGAGGCGGCGAAGGCGTTCCAGGCTCAGGGTGGACGCTTCGTAGTCGGTGAAGGCGACGTCGACATACTTCAGATCGGCGATGGTCACGGGGACGTCGGTCGAGGTGGCGGAAGCAGGGACGAAACCGTTAGCCGGGTTGAAGGTCGTCGCGCTGAAGGAATCGGCGTAACGGGTGTGAACCGTGGTGCCACGTTCTGCAACGTAGTTACCAAAATCGGTGACGGCGATCTCGGTCAACGGAACGAGTTCCGGAACGAGAGTGCGAAGGGATTCTTCGGCGACGAGCTGGAGGGTCAAGCCCCCGATGCTGTTAGACATATTATTGAGTTAGGATTGGTGAGAGAAAGATTAGCGAAGGCCGGCGGCGCGGAGAATGGCCGGACGGTTCTTGCTGTAGAAGTCGGAAGCCATCTTGCCGTCCTTCTGCTTGAGAGCCACCCACTCCTCGGAGATATCGGCGTCGCTCTTAGAAGTAGCGGCGACCTCGGAGGGGGTGACTTCAAGGGGGGTTACGCCGACAGAAGCGGCGATGTTAGCGGCCTTCTTGCCGGCAGTTTCCTGCGAGGCGGAGATGGCAGCGGCCTGGGCTTCAGCCTTCGCACGAAGTTCATCGGCGGCGGCGAGTTTGGCGGACAGGTCGGTCACCTTGGCGGTGAACTCGACGATGGCGGCGTCCTTGGCGGACATCGCAACAGTCAGTTCGTCAACCTTGGCGGTGAGGGAGGCAACTTCGCTGGCCTTGGCTTCGACTTCAGCAGTCTTACCAGTAAAGGCTTCTTTTAGCGAGTTGAGGCGTTCTTCAAGCGTCATGGGTTTAGCCAAGTGTCAAGCCTTGGGCTTGCAGTCGGTATCTATTGGGGGGCATTCCTCATTGGGGATTTCGTCCTCCTCATCTTCGTCGGAATCCGTGCCGTCGGGATTCTTCTTCTTTTTCTTCTTTTTCTTTTTGTCGTGATCCGAGATGGGGGCCACCTCGTCCTTGTCGCCCTGTTCGGGGGACACGTCAGCCGCCTGGGCGTAGCCAGAAGGGCCAGTAGTCGGAACCTGCTTCTCGGCGCGTTCGTAAATGGCGTATTCCTCGGGGTCGATTGCCATGAGGAGATCGTCGAGGGTATTCATCAGGCCGGAGACGAGGTTCTTTTCAGCCCCCTTCTTGCCAGACCAGCATTGACCCTGCATATCGGCTTCGTCGGCGTAGGTGCGGACGGCCTTGATATCCATGATGAACCACTTGTGCATCTCGTCGACGTCGTCTTGAAAGAGTTTCCGCTGCTCGGGGGTCATCGACGTACCCGTGTAGCCCGCGCCCTTAGCCCAGCCGGCTTTGATGAGGTCGACCGTAATGCCTTCCTCGGCGTAAGCGGCCTTCATGTCGTAGATTGGGATATACACACCAACCGAGCCAACGACGGACGACGGGGACACGAAGACCTCGTCGCATTGGCTCATAAGCCACATCCCGGCGGAACAGGACTGTTTGCACGTCCAGCCGATGGTACGCTTCTTGCAAGCTCGGATGCGAGCAGCCATCTCGGGGACGCCCGTCACGGTGCCACCAGGCGTATCGAAGTCGAGGATGATGGTCTCGACGCCGGGATCACGCTCGGCTTCCTCTAGCATTTCTTGGATGTCTTCGACGTCCGTAGCACCCATCATTTTTTCCAGCTCGGTAAGACCAGACCCGATTACCCCCTTCACAGGGATGATCGCAAGGTCGCCCGACTTAATCATCATCGGCTTGGGGCCGAAGAGCATCTCCATCATGTCCTCTAGGTCGTCGCCGGCCTTTAATTCGGACGGGGAGAGGCTGGCTACCTTTTCGAGGTAAGCCTTGGCCTTCGCCGGCTCGATGAGCATCGGCGAGAAGGTCTTGAAAGCGTTAGAAAGGGAATACATGGATTATTTTTTGAAGGTTTCTTCGTCGTCGGGGTCGACGTCGTCTTCGACAATCTTCGCGCCGTCGTCCATCTTGGCCGGCTCTTCGTCGGCAACGGAAGCGTTGATGTCGGCGGGAGCCACGTTCTGCGGCTTGTAGAGCATCGAGAGGGGGACGTTGAATTCCTTGGACAGGTCGAGCAAGTAACGCTTCTCGGCGGCGTTGGAACGCATCTGCTCCTTGGGGTCTTGACCCTCTTCCAGATAGTTCTCGGTGAGCGTCTTGAGGCCAGACTCGATGTCCTGACGGTTCTGCTGGGCGTCACGGCCAGCGTCGACGGTGACACGCTTCGGAGTCGTCCAAGTGACGTTCGTCCAGGCTTCGGTGGTGCGGAGGAAACCGTCCTTGATTGCGGAGCCGATGATGTAGCCCCAGACTGGCGTCAGGAAACGCTGCACCATGACGGCCTGACGGTGGGAGAACTTGCGATCAGCCTTGGCAACGACGAAACGCATAACCGCGCCGCCGGCCTTGGTCGGATTGGCCACGAACTCGTACGGGAGCATACCCGCCAGCGAGTCGCGCTCTAGGTGTTCAATAAATCCGTCAAAGGTTTTGTTCGGACGGTTTGACTCAAACGATTCCAGTTTTTCGCCTGGGGCCAGAGCAAGCACTTTACCGCCAAGGAAGGTCGAAGCCTCGCTCGGGTCGGTCATACCGTCGCCGTAGTCCTGCGGCTTCATGCCGAAGGCTTCAAAGTCAGACTGGGTGCCGTCGAAGTTAGGATTCTCACGGCTGATAGTGCGTGTGATATCCGACGACGTTTTTACTGCGAGCTTCTCCAACGAAAGAATCTCCAGCATATCGACCAAATTGTTGATCGAGTGCTGGAGGGGACTATACGCCCGCGCACCAGAGGCGAGTTCGGGTTCGTACAAGTGAATAACCGCATTGGCCGGCACAAGGCGACTGGAGCCATCTGAGCGAATCACATTGTACGAAATCGGCTGACCGTAAGGCCCAAAGAGAATACCGTCGACCATACCAGGCGGGACTTCGTTGTTCGACGAGTTGCCGACCCGGTGGGATTCGATGATTTGAAGGCGGGGTTCGCCGCCGGGGCCACGGGTCTTGATGATGAAGCACTCGCCGTCACGATCCATCAGGCGGCAGCAGATGTGCTGGAGTTCAAAGAACGAGAATCGTCCCGTGATGTCGCAAGCCCGAGCTGCCCATTGCTTGAAGTAGGCTTCGGCAGAGTCATCCCACATCTCGTCGCCCGACTGTGCTTGGGGCTTGATACCGCCGCCGACCGTGTACAAGGCCATGTCGGCCAGCACCTGCCTGATAAGACCCGCATTGAGTTCCAGCCAGCGCATCTTGCGCGTGGTCTCCATGCGGTCGAAGACCGTCATGGTCTTCTTGAAGTCCTGCG